CAGTTCATGGGATAACGACAGAACACGCCACGGAACGCCACCGATCGCCTTCGGCCAATAACGACGGGCCTTCCACGGCTTTTTGCCACGACAGGACGCGACAGCCCGAGCCACCGAAAGTGCGCGGCGGTGGTATATGGGGTGGACTAAGTCTCATTTGGCTGAAGATTCAATCAAGAGAAAGCCTCCCGGTGGCGAGTAGCGGTACTTGAAAAAGGTTTCTCCCTTAATGGCGGTCGGACCTGAGTAGGTGATGCTTGCCTCGAATTCGAAGACCTTGACGCCGTCGTTCAATGCCGCGACCGTCTGAGTGTTCAGGGAGCCCCCCATTCTCACTCTCGCATTCGGAAATAGCGTCCCTACCGACGATGGGACTTGAACAGACGGAATCGCTTGCCCGTCCAGTTTAGCGACCCCGTTCATTGTCAGTTTTGTTGCCGGAATTGCCCCTGAGTTTCGGACCCAAACGCCGTAGATCATTGCGCCCAGGTTTGGCCCAGCATTCGTCACGAAGAGAGTCTCGGTCGACTCGGGGCCGACCCATGGCCGGTCCTTTGTTGAGATCACAAAGCGGTAAGTAAGAAACGCGACGGAAAGGGACGCGATCGATGCGATCGCGGACCAGAATTGCGGCGAGAGCCAGCGGCCCTTTTCGGGAGTCGTCATAGTTCAACGGTGATGATGTTTGACCGCTCGTTCAGTGTGAACATTTCCCACGCCGGCGGGCCAGACGGAAGCCAGCCGATCTTGTCCGGCCGTCGCTCGCCGTAAACGTCCACGATCATTCTCCCGGCGGTTTTTTGTCCGATCCTCAGCGCGATTTCGTAGTCCTCCACTCCGTCACTCCTGAGCACGTTCACGAAGTAAGACCGCAACCCATGGCTGGTCCGGTGCGGCACTTCAAGGAGTGGACACGCCCGCGCCAGCCCTCTGGTGAGGGTATTCTTGTCGATCGCTGCGACCGAAGTCTTCCGGCAGTTCGGGCGCTCGCCCGCCGGCCGGTCTTTCAACGTGTGCCCGGGAAAATACCACGGCGTATCAACGTATCGATCCAGATGCCAGATCTGGTGCGCGGTGATCAACGCCTGCAGTGCGTCGTGGATCTTGATGAACCCACTCGCTCCTTTGTGCCGGCGTCGCTCCTCGAAGTGCAGGACACCCTTCTCCACAAAGCCAGGTACGCTGGCGTCCTTACCATCCATCCGGAGTTGGTAGATCTCGTTGATCCGGCGCCCGGTCATAGCCTGGAACAGTAGGAGCCAGCCGAGGACCTCACTCGATTGAGAGTCGAAGAAGTAGCGAGCCAGGCGATGCAGCTCCTCGGCGTCGCGGGGCTGAACGTCGCGGGCATGGCGGACGGCCTCAGATTTGACAAACCTCTGACGGTCCTGCCCGACGGGATTGGAGCGGATCCCTGTCTCGACCTGATGGCGGATCGCGCAGCGGAATGCCGCGGAGAGGGTGGATAACTCCAGGTCCACCGTACGGTCCCCTGCCCCGCGCTTCGTTCGGGCAACCCGCCACTTATGATACTCCTGGCAGTCACTCAACGTCAGCGACGATGCCTCTCGAGGGCCGAAGAATTCGCGGAGCTGGCTCACCCGATAGACTTCATCGGAGAGCTGCTTCCCTTCTCGATAATGATGGCTGGCGCGCGGGCACCCCTTCTTCGTGTAGAACTCGAGTAGCGCGGCAACGGTGAGGCCTCGCATCGAACCGTAAGGATTGTCGGCGAGCCCTCGTGTGCTCAATGCCTGGTCGGCGCGTCGCTTGGCCAACTCCAGCGCTGCCGCGCGGATGGTTCGGGCCTCGAGCTTGCGCCAAGTTCGGACCCCAGAGATCCAAGGGCGTTCGAAGAGCGCACCGCTGGGGCCGCGGTAGATGCCGGCTGCTACGTTGGAGAAAGCGGCCATCGTTTACAAGGCATCACGGTTCACGATCTTGAAGCCAGATGCCGATCGATGTTCTGAAGGTGCTGAGCGGACCGGTGGAGATTGTTGATGACAGATCCGGCCGCGAAAAGGGTAAGCCCCCCCCAATCAAGGCCGCCATCCCAGCCTGATGCCCCGTGAATACCTCGGCCGCGCCGGCGCCGGCGGCGAGAGAACCAACGACGTAGAAGACGATCGAGAGCACACTCCGGCGCGGTTGATTCCTGAGTGTGGATGCAATTGGCGAACGGCATCGAGGGCACTCCGGTTGTCCCTCATCGAACTCCGCGCCACAGCGACAAATGGAAAAGAGTCTTGCCATTTCAGGATTGGATTGAGGTTAACCAATGCTCCTCGTTGACGATCGCGATTGGAAGGCCTTTCTCTCTCATCTTGACTGCGGCTTCGATCTTGCGCCCGTAGGTTTGATTCACCCAGGCATCACTCACCTTCGCCCCGATTACCAAATAATGCAGCCCGGAGGCAACGCGATCCGTCGGCAGTCCATTCCGGATCTCGACCTGTTCCCAGCACCAGCACCTGGAACCGGAAACGAATGTCCCGGTGAAACAGAAGCTCCTCTCGGGATATACGATGTCGGGCGCGGGTTCATTGAGCGGCAGTTTCGTGGGCTCATCTTCTTTGCCGGCAAAGCTGATCAATAGTGCTTTGATCTCCTCCAATTCCTCTGGGGTTACAATGCCATCGGCAAACACGCGACTGATACGGGCTGCCAGGGATCGCACAATCGGGTCCACCTTCGCCGCCGTGGAATTGAGCCAGTCTCTTAGATAACGCGCCTCCAACTCATTGACGGTCCCATCAGCCAACAGGCCGCGGATCAGTCCAGTTACCTCGTTGCTGGCTTTGGCCCTCATCGTCACCTTCTCGATGAATCGAGGGACTGGTTCTGGTGGCGGATTCTGAAGGATATATGTTTTTTTCATGGTCCCGCGATTCCCTTTCCACACATCCACTCACCGACCGCGACCCGCATTCCACTTCAGATCTGCCTTGCTGGCCGGCTCCCAAACTCAACCCTGATCACTTTTGACTTGGATCCAGTCCCCGAAACTGCTAATGAACCCGCACACTCAAGGTCCTGGGTATTCAAAAAGTCGTTAAGCGTGCTCGTTCGCGCTGTCCGTTGGAGTGTCTCTAAGCGGCCCTTTTCCTTTGTTTGGTCAAAGAGCCTTCCGCCCTGGCGACATCATCCTCGATCAGTTTCTGAATATACCCTGAGAAAGTGCATTTGACGCCCGTCTCCCGGGTAATCTGAGCTGCCCGGGCCTCCGCCTTCGCTTTTTGAGACGGAGTCAGGCTGACCGTCGTTGGTTTGAACTGCTCAGGCATTCTTTATCTTTCCGGATCACCGAGGCATTCGAGCCACCGAAACCGAAGCGCCAACCCCTCTTCGATGGAGATCACGTTACTGTTCATCCATTCGCAACACTGCAATTGTTAATGATTGTTATCGCTGAGGCAAGAAAAGAATTGACTGTGCGCTTATTAAGTCTTATTAAGCCATAACAATGAGTGCGCGCCTTTTAAAGCCGAAGCCGGTATCAATCTGTTTGGATAAGGTAGTTCTGCGGCGCGGCCGCAATAACGCCCGCAAACGCCGCCAAAGTTTCTCCGCCTATGTGGCGACCCTAATCGAAGAGGACTTCAGCCGAAACGCTCCACCCGATCAAAGGGAGGCCGCATGATCTTGACCCTCGATCCACTATCGCAGGCAGCTCTAGGAGCGGCGCACCCTCATAAGGTGAGCGAGCCGGGTGCGAAACCCGGGCCTGCACCCACTCTCGCGGTCCCGGCCGTGGGTCTCGGGGCTGCTGGCTCTTCCCCATTCCCAACGCCAGCGGCCCCGGTCTCTTTCAAGGTTGTCTGTGGCTGGTGCGGTCTCCACATGCGAGGCCCGCTCACTGGTAGCCGCATCAGTCACGGCATGTGTGAGCGGTGCGGCGCCACAGCCAAAGAGCAAGCACTCTCGATGCGCATCGCGGCCTGACCCCATGTTGAAAGTCGGCGACATCGTCTCTCTCGACCAGCAGCCTCACCTGGTGCTGCGGGTGACGGAGTCCCGAGCCATCGTCCGACCGGCGCGGCCGCGCCAGGTCTCCCTGGTGAATCACCGTGGCCAGCTCCGCACCTTCCTGGCCCACGGTCGGGTCAAGAGTATCAGCCCCAACAGTGAGTTGCCGCGCTTGAACCGCCGATGAGCACGGCCGCCACCATGCCAGAGAGCACACCCGCGCCGGAGTTGGGTGTCTTCACGACCGTTGCCGGCCGCGTGCATCCCTGTCGGGTCCTCCGCCGGTTCGATCACCGGATTCTCAAGGTCCGTTGGTCCGACCACGGCCGGATCCGCGTCGCGTTGATCAAGTCCGAAGAATTCCGGGCCGATGGACCGGCGATGGGCTGATGAAATCCCGCGAGCAGATCCGCGCCCGGATCGAGCAGATCCTTGCCGAGCATGACGCCCCAGCCCACTCACTCACCGCCTTTGCCGGGCAACTCCAACGCAAGGCCTGGGCCGCCGGCGTCACAGCCGGCCGCAACAATTTCTCGGATGCCAGCTCTCCCGCGCGGGTCTGCCGGCGCAAACAAGGATGATCGCTCAATTTCTCCCACTCCGGCGCCGGCGAGTCCCCACCGCCGTGCCTGGGATGGCCGCAACCGCCGGAGGAAGGCACGGCCCGGAAACTCGTAACCCGTAAATGCGGTCGAACCATGACCAACAGCGAGGACAGAGGTGACAGCCGGGAAAGACCGGCACTCATTCCATGATCGAGATCAATCACGAGGAGTACCTCACGAAGGCCGAGGCCGCCCTGTCGCTCGGGCGCTCCGTCCGCATGGTCGAGCGCCTGATGCTCGCCGGTGACCTGCCAAAGTTCGAATACCTCGGCGGCCAGGTGCTCACCAAGCGCGAGGACGTGGAGCGACTCAAAACGGCCAACCTCAAACCCGCGACCGGCGGGCGGCCAGTCCAGCTCCGTGAAGTGGGGATCCTGAGCGCATGATCGAGACCTATCACTATTCGCAGGCGACGACCTGCTTCGTCTGCGGCGGGAAGAAACCAAACCGGCTCCAGGTGACCTGCGGCCCGTGCTGGAATCGGGTGCCCCCGGATCTGGTCCGCGAGTTCCAGCAGACGCGCGGCAAGCTGCGCAAGGACGTCGTCCGCCGGATTCTGCTCACCCTAGGGAGGCGGAAATGATCTGGGTAGTATTCATGATCTTCGTGAGTCTGCTCGCCCTGCTCGTCGCCGGCGGTGCGCTGTGGGCCGTGGACCGGCGGCTCGACGAGGCGTGCAGCGCGGTGGAGGAATCGAGCGCGCCCGAGCCGCCGGTCGATCATCCATGATGATCCACGCCAATCGCCCTTGCCCGATCTGCCGCACGCGCAAGACGTCCGCCCTGGCGTGCTGGGTGTGCTGGTCGGGCCTGAGCGAGCAGAGCCGCGGCATCATGCTGCGCGGCCTGCCGGCCGAGAAAGTCAAAGAATGGCGGCGCATCCTGAGAACCAAATGAAACCCCACATTGAACTGACGCTGGCGGATCTCCGCGCGAGCCGCACCAAGCTGGACGATCTGATCACCACACTGGAAGGCTTCGGCGCCTCGATGGATGGCGATCCAACGCCGACTCCCGCGGCGACGGCGAACCACACCGCAATTCTAGCAGGTGCCCAGGTTCAGCGAGAGATCGCCCCGCGCCGCGGTCGCCCGCGTGGACGCCCCCGCGCCGCGGTCGCCCGCGTGGACGCCCCCGCTGGCAAGAGTGATAACCGGTCTGCGGTCAAATCGATCATGGCCGCGGCGTCGGAGCCGTTCACCCAGGAGGACATTCGGACCCTTCTTCAAAACCAGCGGAAGGACCTCACGGCTAAACAAGTCAACGATCTGGTCCGGAACACCGTGCACTCCCTGGTTAACGCTGGAGAGCTCGGCGAATTGGGTGAAGGGAGACCCTCGAAGTACAAGCGCCGACATAAGTTCACGGCCCCTGGAGCAGTCACCAGCGGCGCCGAAGATCGCTACCGTGAGTTTCGTTCTACCGTCCCCACTTCAACCCCGGAATCTGAATGAGCCTCGAATCCTTGGTCGTTGATACGATCAGCCCTAGCCGGACCAACCCGCGCAAAACGTTCGACGCTGGCGCCCTCGCCGAGTTGACCGAGAGCATCAAAGCCCACGGATTGCTCCAGCCGATCCTGGTGCGCCCGTACGATCCCGACGCGCATCAGCCCATCGCCAAGGCCCTCGGAGTGGGCAAGCGCTATATCGCCCACGCCAATGGCAAGACCCTCCCGGAATTTGAGATCGTCGCTGGCGAGCGCCGTTGGCGGGCGGCCAAGGCGGCCGGGCTCCTGGAGATTCCGGCGATCGTGCGGGATCTGGATGACAAGGCAGCGGTGGAGATCCAGGTGATCGAGAATCTGCAGCGCGCGGATCTGCACCCGCTCGAGGAGGCCGAAGGTTACGAACGGTTGTTGAGAGCACACGGCTACACGGCGGACCTGCTCGCGGCGAAGGTGGGCAAGAGCAAGGCCTACATCTACGCGCGGATGAAGCTGGCTGCCCTGGGCGAAGCTGGCCGCAACGCGTTTCGCAACGGCGAGATCAATGCCTCGGTGGCCTTGCTGGTGGCGCGGATCCCGGTGGAAAGCGTCCAGGACGAACTCCTCGAGGAAATCACCGATGCCTACAATCCGATGGCGGAGAGGGACGTTCGGGACCTGATCCATCGCCGCTACCTCCTCCAGCTCAAAACGGCGCCGTTCGACGTGAAGGATGCGTCGCTGGTGCCGGCGGCCGGGCCCTGCGCGCAATGCCCGAAGCGCACCGGCAACCAGCAGGAGCTGTTCGGCGATGTGAAGAGTGCAGACGTCTGCACGGACCCCACCTGTTTCGCGGCGAAGAAAGCCGCGGCCGGCGAGCGCAAACTGCAGGAGGCCACGGCCGCCGGTAAACCGATCCTGGCGCCCGAGAAGGCCAAGTCCGTGTTCTCCAAATACCACGACCACGACGTCACTTCGGATCAGTGGGTGGATCTGGCGGCGAAACCGACCAACGAACTCGGCTGGGACTGGAAGAAGGACTGGGGACAGACCCTGGGCGCCAAGGCCGTCAAGGGACTCGCTGTGACGGTCGCGGTGGATCCCGCCGGCGCGGTCCGTGAACTGGTGCCACGAAAGGAAGCCCTCCGGGCCCTGAAGGCGGCCGGACTCAAGAACAAGAAGGACAGATCGGAGAACGACTGGCAGGTCAAGGAGCGGAAGCGGGCCAGGGCCAAACGGGATTGCCTTCAGATCGCCATGGGTGCGGCGCCGAAGATCGTCGGGACCTTTGGCGCGGCGCTGCTGGACGTCAAGTGCAAGCATCACAAGCGGGCCTGGACGCTGCTCGCGGCCGCCGTGCGGCACTCCGCTAATATCGACGAGGCCACGTTCGTGGCGAAACGGCGCGGTTGGGTGACCTCGCAAACCGAAACCTGGAACGCGATCGACAAATGGTTCAAGGGCACCCCCTCCGTGCCCGATCTTCGGGACTTCATCTTTGAAATCCTGGTGGCGTCGGATTGGTCCTCGAGCCACTGGGATCCGCAACTCTCGCCGGAATTCAAGGAACTGGCCCAACTCGCCGGCGCGGACCTGAAGGCGATCGCGAAGGCCGCGGCGACGAAACCGTCCAAGGGCGCAGACGTACTGGAGGAGGAAGAGCGGTGAGTGACTTCAGTCCCGAGGTGGATGCCCTGCTGGCGGCCGCGGGCCCGCGCCGGCCGCGCATGGGCACGATGGCCTGCCCGTGGTGTAAGGTGGTCGGCCGCGCCTCAACGCTCTACTTCAGCGTGAGCAGCGACGAGCGCTGGACGCTGGACTGCGACGACCCCGCTTGCGTCTCGGCAGCCAACACTCCCGTGACGGCGTTGCCACGGCGCGGCTGGCTCGACAAATCCACGCCCGAGGAGGCCGCATGATTCTCGGCAAGGCCGCCGCACACCCAACCCTGGAGACCCTGTTCGCGCTGATGGATGCGGTCGGCCTTGATCGCGTGTCCCTCGTGCGGGAAACCCTGCCCGATCGGGCGCCCGGGGTGCTGATCGTGATGCGGACCCAGGCGGCGGTGGAGGCGCTGACGCCCATCATCCAACGGGCTTGCGCCCCCTTGCGCTTCCGGAACGACAAGCACCTGCCGTTGAAGCTGGACGAAGATCTCACGCGGATCTTTGCCTGGCTCGAGGCGGCGGAACTCGACTGCATCGCCACGGGACTGCGCCGCAAGGTCGGCGACGGTCCCGCGTTTGAGATCATCATCCTCCACGCCATCGTCGGGCCCGCCGTGACTGACGAACTGTGCCAGGAACTCACGGCGGCCGGCTGCCAGACCTCCCTCAAATGAAAGTGCTCCTCCTCGAGGCCAACGAACTCCGGGCCGGCGACTGGTTTCGGATACCGGCCTGGCCGGGCGATCGCTTGGTGAAGGTCAGAGTCGTTCGCCGCTCCTGGCACCACGGGTTTGCGGAGTGGGTGACCCTGGTGCGGTTCGACGGAGGAGGATCGGTCCGCATGTCCAGAACGCTCCGGGTCGAAGTCCACCGATGAGCAGCCCTCTCTCCATCACCGAGCAGCTCGGTGCGGCCAGGCGCGAGCTGGCGCTGCGTCAGCGCTGTTATCCGAAGTGGATCCCGACCGGCAAGATCACCCAGGCGAAGGCGGATCACGAGATCGCGTGCATGGAAGCGATCGTGGGCACGCTGCAGAAGCTGAAGGATCTCGAGGAAGTCTCGGACGAGCTGAAACTCGGCGACTCTCGTCCGCCGCGGAAGGATTGATGGTAGCAATCGCCACCACCATGCGGCGGGAGCTCCGGCGCTTTAACCTGACGCTGCGCGAGCACATCGTTGCCGAGGCGCTGCTCGACCTCTCCCTCGAGCGCGGCGTTCGCTCCTGCCGGATCCAGAAGCTCGACGACCTGGTCGGGTTGACGGGTTTCTCGCGGGGCGATATCTCACGGACACTCGCGCAACTGGAGCGGACTCGCATTCTCCAGAAGAGCGTTGGCCCGTTCGGCATCACTTTCCAGCTTCTCCCGGATTCGCGCTATTGGCAGGCGCGGGTCCGGATCGATCAGACAACGGCCTCCCGTTCTCGGGAAAACATCCTGGCCGCGATGGGCACCGAGCAACTAGAGCTCGTGCCCTGCGACGCCGGATTGACCGAGGCGCTCGCGCTGACCTCCCTGGAAGGTGGCGCGAGGGCCGTTGTTGAATCGACAACAGCCGCGCGTTGTCAAATCGACAACCGTCGAGAATCGCCAATGTTTCCGGGTCAAACGACCGCCGAGCCAAACTCGGCCCGTTCTCTCCCCCCTGCACCCCCCTCTTTGAGAGGTTTAGAAGTTCAGGGTTCAGATGTTAAGGGCTCTGAACTTCTGAACTCTGAACCTCTAAGGGACGATGACCAAAGGGCTGACGAGTTGATGGATCGGATGGAGGAGATTCACCGGATCGATGGCCGGGCTGACGAGCTGCCGATCTACGGTGGCGCCTGGCGCAACCGGGCCCGGAAATACCCCGACGTACTCGATCGCGCGATCGCCGACGCCATGCTGACGCATCGCGAGGGCCGGATCCGGAACTCGATCGTCGGTTGCATCCTGGACAATTACAAACGCTGGGGAGGCAAGTGAGCGAGAAAACCGGATATCCCCTTTGCTGGCCAGACGGCTGGCCGCGCACGTCGCCGGCGGCGCGACGCCGATCGCACTTCAAAACGTCGTTCGGCAGTGCTCGCGATAAACTCCTCGGGGAGATCCGTCGCCTCGGTGGATCCGACCCCATCATCTCCTCGGACATCCCGCGACGGAACGATGGGCTGCCCTATGCCGAGGCCAAGCCCAAGAGTGGTGACCCCGGGATCGCCTGTTACTTCACGCGGAAAGGAAAGCAGCTCTGCTTCGCTTGCGACTGTTACCTCTCCGTGGACAGCAATCTCCACGCAATCGCGCTGACGATCGAGGCACTGCGCGGCATCGCCCGTTGGGGCACTGGCGACATGATGGAGGCGGCCTTTACCGGTTTCACGGCATTGCCAGAGCGGGCCGGTCCAGCGAACTGGTGGGAAACACTCGGCGTGCCGATCAATGCGACCCTGGACCAGGCGAAGGAAGCATACCGCATCCTGGTCAAGAAACACCACCCTGACGCCGGGGGTGATCCCGAACTCTTTCGGCGACTGCAGGAGGCCTGGGAACAATGCGAAAGGCAGATGCAATGAACCGGTCGATACCGTGAACTCTAAGGAATCTCTTCAGCCATTCGGCCGTCGGTGGGTCCGCGAGGGACCGGGGCTCGCGTGTGTGAGGTCCGGGCCGAAATTCTCCACAAATGAAGCGTAAGACTCGCTCTTGCCGACGGTGCGGCTGCACTGACAGTCGGGCCTGCCCAGGGGGCTGCGCCTGGGTGGGGCTCACGGATGTTTGCACCAACTGCCTCTCTCCGAGTGAACGGACCGCCTTTGAGAAATCCTGGCGCAGGTTCGAAGCGGCGCTCGTGCATTCTAGATGAGATGGACCGTCAGCAAGGCAGCAACGGAATGGGGCATCGATCGGCGAACGCTGACCGAACGGTTGAAGGCGATCGGCCTGGACGCCCGCAAAGGCGTGAAGTTTCACACGCGCGACATCTCACGCGCGGTCACCGGCGACCTGGAACAGGAGAGGATCCTCGAAACACGGGAGCGGCGCCTGGCGCTCGAGCGCGATCGCCTCGAGGCCGACGGCGACCTGGTGCGGTTCGAGGGTGTCAACCGGCTTTACACCGAAGCCTGCCTGCCGATCCGCCAGCGATTGCTCGCGCTGCCAGCGGAGGCCTCCAGTCGGTGCAACCCTTCCGATCCCAAACACGCTCGCGACGTCCTGCAGCGGTGGGTGGATGATGCGCTGCCCCTGATCCGGAAGGACCTTCCGAAACCGAAGAAACCACGAAAATGAATCCCACAACCGAACCCAAAGAGCCCCGTTTCTGGTGCGATGACTTTGACGCGGATCTCTACCAGACCGTGCCGGAGATCCGCGAGGTCCTCGCACCATTCGAGAGCATTCTCCTTCACACGCGCGGCCACAGCACCAACGGCCGGCTTAATCATCCGGCAGCCTTCAACAGTCACCTTGGTGGGCTCGTTAGCTTTTTCACCTTCCCAGGCAAGGAGCCCCACCCAACTCGGTACGACAAAACTTCCCCAATCGTCGAATGCACCTTCGCTGAAGCGATTCGTGACTGCTGGGTTCACACGTTGATGCTGTGTTTGTGCGGTCGGATTGTCTTCAAACCGCCGGAGATGCAGGCGGAATTCCAGGCCCTCCTCTACTGGGTGAGAAAGTGGGGCCAACAAGCAGATCCGGTCTTTGAACGCAGCAAGGTCCTGATCGCCGTGAAGCGCGCCGCGGCTGAATTCGAGGGAATGGTCATGTTGCAGGACGACATCCGCATCCGATGACAGTGGCCGCTACCAAGTTCCAGGTCCAGATCAACCCACACGCGTGGCGCAAATTTGAACAAGCCCAGCGGAATATGCTCCGGCACTTCCTCGGCCGCCGGCGCCGTCAGCGCCGGACGTATTACTGGGTTCGGCAATTCGCAAAGCGGATCGACGGGATCTTCAAGTGACCACGACACCTCAATTGTTCCAAGATATCGAGTTGCCCATCCGGTTGCCCCTGGGTGCTATTCGGCAGCGCGAGTCGAGATTGCGGCATGATCTGGAATCAACCGTCCAGCAACATCTCTCCAACGCTTGGGTTCACAGCATCCACCACTATTGGCTCAAGGAAGTGGTGGAGTTCATCGAGCGAGACTCTTATTCCTGGCGGAACTATGAGTTTTACAGTTCAAGGCTTAGGCGCCTGCTTCAGGGTTGTCACCTCTATGACAGGGAGGAAGAGGCTGTGCGGGACGTGATCGCGAAGTTAGATGATTACGCTGGCGCTCTCCGCCAGCTTGCCAAAGTGGAAGCGGATGAGTTTTGGCGTTGCTGCCGAGCATGACTCCCGCCCAGGAAGGCCGCCTCTGCAATCTCCTGGCGTCCTTCTTCGCGGACCGCCCCCGGGAATCCGTCTCGACCTGGTGCGAGCGCGAGCTGCGCTTCGACGAGCCGGACAACCGCGGCCCGTTCACACTCTCAGGCAGCGAGTATATCCGCGAGCCGCTGGACTGCTGGGCGGATCCGGCGATCTCCGATATCGTACTGTGTTGGGCCAGCCAGGTGCGAAAGACGGGCATGATCATGGGCGGCTCCTGCTGGACCATCGAGCACGAGCCCACCCGCCTCTTCTGGGTGATGCCCACCCGCGACAAGGTGCGGAGTTTCTCCGCCACCCGCTGGATCCCGATGTTGCGCCGGTCGCCAGCCATGGTGAAGTTCATCCCCACCGGTGCCCGCCGGCACGACTTCTCCAAGCTCGAGCAGATCCTCGGCGGCTCCATCGTTGATTTCGTCTGGTCGAACTCGCCGGCCGCACTCTCGTCGGATCCGGCGCGGGTGGTGGTCCTCGATGAGGTGGACAAGTTCGCCTCCGGTGGCGGCCAGGAGGCGGACGCCGTCAACCTGGCGGAGCAACGGACCAAGGACAAGGCGAACCCCAAGCGGGTGGCGACCAGTACACCCACGCTGACTGACGGGCTGATCTGGCAGAAACTCCTCACCACCGACATGCGCCGGCGTTTTGTCCCGTGCCCCTTCTGCCCGAAGTCCTTCGTGATCGCCTGGTCGAAGGATTACACGGTGTTCAAGCTGACCGGGGAGGAGGCCTTCGTCACCTGGGACAAGGAAGCGAAGCGCGCAGACGGCACCTGGGATCTGGACCGCGTCGAACGCAGCGCCCGAATCACCTGCCCGCATTGCGCCGGCCACATTCGCGACGGGCACAAGACGAAGATGGACCGGGAGGGTGTTTGGCGGCCGACGCAGCCCGGTCGGACCGGGTCGCGCGGGTACCACCTGCCCGGGATGAATTCCAGCGCTCCGGAGAACGCCCTGGGGAAAATGGCCATGCGTTTCCTGACGAGCAAACAGGGGCTGCTCGGGCTGCAGGGTTTCGTCAACGGCGATCTGGCGGAGCCCTGGGAGAACCAGGAGGCACGGAGTGAGCGCATCGAGATCATCGCTCCGGAGGGCGCGGCGCCGCTCACCGAGGCCACGCCGATCCTGACCGCCGACTACCAGCTCCTGGCGCCCAAGATCTGGTTCATCGCCCGGACCTGGAAGGGCGACAGCCGGCTGCTCGACTTCGGGCCCCTCGATGGCTTCGAGCAGCTCCGGGCCAAACAAATCGAGCACGGCATTCTGGATCATCACGTCGGGATCGATTCCGGTCACGATGCCGAGGAAGTGTATGCGAACTGCCTCCGGTTCGGGAAACTGCAGCACCGCCCGAACGACATACCACTCTGGGTGGGTTGGACGCCGATGAAGGGTTTCGATCGCCGCGACCAGTGGCAGGATCCCAAAACCAAACAGCCGCGCCCGTTCAACCTTGGATCCGCAGCGCTGCCCCACCGCCGCTTCCGGCTGCCGCTCCTCGAATTCTCCACGAATCACATCAAGGACATGTTCGAACGGCTCCGGATCGGAAAGACCCGGTTCAAGTGGGAGCTGATCGCGCGGTGCAACGAGGAGTACTTCAAGCACCTCGACGCCGAACTGAAAAAGCCGTTCTACCATCCGCAGACCCGGCGGGTCCGGAACGTCTGGGTGAAGCGGTCACGAGCCTGGCCGGATCACTTGCGCGACGGCGAATTGATGTCCCTGGTGAAGGCCCTGTTCCATCACGCGGTGAGCCTGGGAGAAGAGGCGGACTCTTGACGTTGTAATTCATTCCCACACAGTGCCGAGGTCACCATTGAGCGAGAAGATGCTGACGCGAAAAGAACTGGCCGGCGCTCTGAGGAAGCATCCCAGCTACGTGAGCGCGATGAAACGTGACGGCTTCAAAATGCCAGGCGGTCTGGCGACCGTCGATCAGGCCTTGCGGCATCTTCGCCGGCACCCGAGTCCGCGACGGTCGCGGTGAAAAGCGGTCGCTCCCGGGCCTCCACGCGCCAAATCGCGTCATTTCGCTCCATTCCGCGCCACCTCTCCCTTTGAATCCCGCGCTGCCCCGCGCCGATCCTTGGCGTGATGCAGATCGCCACCGGATTCAAGCGCGCCTGGCTCCGACGCCAGGTCCAGATCGCGAACGCCGCGAGTCCGGCGATCACGATCAAGGCCCAGCTCGAGACCCAGCTCGAGACTCTGGTGGACGCCGTCACCACCGGACAGGCGATCTCCTCCACATCCGGCAACGGTCACTCCGTCAGTTTCTCCGAGCCCGGCAAGGGCGCTCCCGGACCGGGCGCCATGGCCGCCCTCGTGGACGAGATGCTCCGCCGGCATGACGAGGCCGCGGAAGCTCTGGGGATCGGGACGCCGACGGCCGCGAACAATGCAGCGATCCTGGCGCAGATGCTGGCCCATCTCTGGCCGGTGCGCGAGGTCCGGAACAATTTCTCCAGCTTGCGGGTCGCCAATGCCGCATGAGCACCCGCCGCTCAACCCGCCGAAAGGCTTCGCTGCGGTCTTCCCGGACACGCCGGCCGATCCTCAACTCCCGCGATCGCACGTCGATGCTCCGGATACTTTCCCGTTACGAGGGTGCCACCTTCTCAACCAGCCGTTCCTGGATTCCCGCCGGGATCCAGTCAGCGCGGTTCGACGCCTCCGCCTCAACCCGCCTCGAGATCGTCCGCAAGTCCCGCTACTTCGAGAAGAATAACGCCCTATTCAACCGGATGGCGGATCTCTTCGAGTGTTACACCGTCGGCGCCGGACTGCAGATCACGCCGGCGTCCACCGATGAACAATGGAACCCCCTGGCGAAGTTCGCCTGGACCGGTTTTGAACTGCAGGCGGATCTCACTTCCCGGCAGCCGTTCAGTACGCTGATGGGTCTGGTCGCCCGCACCTGGTTTGTGGATGGTGAGGTCTTCATCCTCCTGACGCACGGGCCCAGCGGCCGGCCGCGGATCCAGTTGATCGAGTCTCACCTGGTCGGCACGCCGCCAGAACTCCGCGAACTCGAGGGCGAGACGATCCACGACGGTGTCCAGGTCGACGCCAACGGCCGACCGACCGCCTACTGGATCGCCACCGAAAGCGCGCGCGGCGAACGGACCTACCGCCCGGTCCGGGCGGAGTTCGTCATCCATCACTTTGAGCCGTCTCGCCCGGGCCAATATCGAGGCCTCCCCTTCTGCTATCCGGTGATCAACGACCTGCACGATCTGGACGACCTGCAGATCCTGACGATGAAGGCGGCGAAGGACGCGGCGGAACTGTCGCTGTTGCTGATCCGGAAAGGCGGGGAACTGTCCGACGAGGAGCTGCTGCGCCGCGGCGCCCAGGTCGCCAACCAGGGCACCGACGGCAGCGCTCAAACCGAGAATCGCGCGGAATACCTCCGCGAGGCGCTGGGCGGCCGGGCCGCGGTCCTCAACGAGGGGGAGGACGTCAAATTTCCGGAGAATAAGTCTCCGTCGCCGGCGACGAAGGATCACTGGCAGATCCTGGCGACGAAGTGCTGCACCGGGATCGGGATGCCCTACGTGATCGTGGTCCCTGACTCAATGCAAGGCACGGTCTATCGGGGCGCGCTCGACATGGCCAACGCCTTCTTCCGGTCGCGCTTCTTGCTCAATGCCGCGACCGCCTCCCGGATCTACGAATTCGTGATGGACTTCGAGCGGCAAAACACGCCGATCCTTCGCCCCGGCCCGAGTACCTGGCGGCAATGCGTCGTCCACCCTCCTCGCGCGGTCAACGTGGACGTCGGTCGCAACAGCCAGGCACTCCTCGATGAACTGGCCGCCGGCACGCGGACCTTCTCCGGCACGTACGGAGAGCTGGGCGAGGCCTACGGCGTGCAGCTTCGGCAACGGGCTTCGGAGGCGCGGTTGATTCTGGACCTGGCGACCGAGTTCAAAGTCCCGGCGCAGATGATCAGTGATCTCGCGGCCGCCCGAGCGAATGCTCCCGCCCTGCCGACGAACGAGCCTGACCCGGATCTGGACGAGGAGCCCGAGGAAGACATGGAGGTCGTCACCACATGAGAACTTCGCCGATCATTCTCGCGACCACTGGCGGCCGGAAGATCAATTCCTGGCTTCGGGTCCTGAACGAGGACGACGCCTCCAAGCCGGTCGAAATGCTGATCTACGGTCAGATTGGCGAGGATTGGTTTGGCAACAAGGGCGTGGACGCCGAGGAATTTCGGATCGCGCTGCGGTCCATTCCCTACAGCCGGGACATTGTCGTCGGGATCAATTCACCGGGCGGCAACGTGTTTGACGGAGTCGCGATCTATAACGCCCTGCAATCGCGGCGGGATCGCGTCGTGACCCGGGTGGACAGCGTTGCCGCCTCGATCGCCTCCATCATTGCCCTCGCCGGTCACGACCTGCAGATGCCGCGAAACGCGTCGCTCTACATCCACGACCCGATGAACTTGGTCGCGGGCAACGCAGAGGAAATGCGAAAGATGGCGGACGTCCTCGACAAGCATGGAGACATGCTGGCGGACGCCTACGCCAGCAAGGCGGGCGGCACGGTTGCAGAATGGCGCCGGCGGATGAAGGAGGAAACATGGTTCGACGGCCGCGAAGCGAAAGCGATTGGACTCGCAGACACCGTCACCGATGAGATCCAGATCGTCGCCAACTTTGATTTTTCCCGCTGCCGGCGAGTGCCGGCGGCATTGCAACAAAAGCCAGCCGCGGCAAACCCCGGCCCCAACCCACCAGCCCCCACTATGAAGAGAGACAATATCCTGGCCGCCTTGCAAAAGGCGGGAATCATTGTGGCCGCCGACGCGGCCGATAACGTCCTCACGGACAAACTGCAAGCCCTCTTTGCCTCCGGCGGAGTGACCGCAGCGGAGTTCAAAGCCTGGACCGGTCAGGAACCCGCGCCGATCTCCACGCCGGCAGCGTCTGCGACCCCTGCGACCCCTACTTCAACTCCTGCCGCCGCGGCGACGCCGAACCCCGCGCCGCAGAATGTGGTCAGCCGCGCCGAGTTCGACGCGATGCAGGCCCAGCTCCGTCAGGAGCGTGAGCGGCGCATCACCAACGAGCTCGACGCCATCATCGCGGAGAATCCCTCGCTCGATCGCGCCACCTGGCTGCCGCGCGTGATGAACGACGAAACCTTGCTGGCGACCCTCCGCACGCTGCCCCGACCCCAGGCCGGCGCGGATCCGATCCGGATGCCGGCCGCTGACATGGGCAACCCGCTGATGGCGGAATACGGCCGCCTGACTCCAGGAGCTGCGCGGCGCGATTTCCGGGTCCGCAACTTCGAGAACCTCCAGCGCGTGCGGCGCGAGTTCGGGCCGCGCAACGCGAACACGGTGGACTCCGCGCTGGTGACGGACTGGCTGGCGGACGGCCTGATCGTGGTCGCCAACAACAAGCTCGCCTCCCTCTCGGCCTTCAGCCGCAACTTCGGCGTCGATCAGTTGAAGCCGACAGCGAAGGTGCAGGTCAAGAAGGCGCTCTCCACGGGCGCGGTGCAAACCAACCCGACCAACTTCGAAACGGGCGACAGCACCTTGGACAACGTCGAGGTGGCGGTGGACCAGATCAGTCGCAGTTTCCATGTCAGCAACAATGACCTGAACAGCGGAATTCGGTTGCGCGACCTGGCGGAGATCAACGGCAACACCTTCGTCAACGCGCTCTCGGACGCCTGGACGGCGTTGATCCTGGCCGCGAACTTCACGTCGCCGGCACCCCTGACGATCGGCGCGGCCGCCAACTTCGACAGCGGCTCCCTGGCAGACATCTACGGCGCCGCGAAAAACTTCCGGAGCAAGAACCTGGTGCTCGATGGGGCCTATGTTGGCCGAATCATCTCCCAGATCAACCCGGGTGCCTTCAAGAGCGCGCCCCAGGGCGATCGCGGCGCGTTCGGCTTCGAAGTGCTCGCCGAGCAGAATCGTTGGACTGGCGCCACCGACAACACCGTCGGCCTGGCCTGCGGTCCCGACGCCATTGCCCTCGCCTCCGGCCTCCCGCTGGCCCTGCCGCAAGGCGAGTTCCTCGCTCTGAGCACGGTCACGCTGCCGGATCTGGGCCTCTCTGTGCAGATCGCAGCCTGGTTCTCTCGCGGAACCCGAGCCATGTGGTCCAGCTACGACGTGATGTTTGGCGCGGCGGTGGGTGATGCGACCCAGGGCGCCCTGCTCAAGTCGGCGTAATCGTAGCCTGCCCATATCGAGGACTGAATTATGCCCCGAAAAGCCTTCCTGATCCTGTACGACGCCGACGGCCGTCGCCGGCTGGCCAGTGACGTGGACCGCACTCCCGCCCAGGAACGAGCGCAGTTCAATGAGCTGCGCGCGAGGCTCCCGGCCGACATCGCCCGGGCGGAATACCACGACACCGACAACCGCGGCCTGGTCCTCTCGATCACGGCCCCGGCGGAACCGCCGAAGCCGGCGGAGTCGGACACGACCAGGAGAAAGAAGGCCAAATGATCACCCGGCCGCCCGACTTCGGCCGGGCGGCCAATTCCCCAAAACAACCGACTATGAAAATCAAGAACCTGTTCCGCAGCGCTCTTCTGTTGGGCGCGATGCTCACCCTTGCCCTGCCGGCTGCCGGCCAGGGTTACAACGCCTACGCCGTCCAAACTCTGCTTACGGGCGGTACCAACATCGTCACGGCCGCGTCCTCCAACGTGGTGTCAGGTTCGATCATCACGTTGACCCGGCAACGCGAAGTGGCGATCCAGGCCTCTTTTGCGGCGGTTGGAACCAACGACTCCACGATCACGTTCTGGCTGCAGCCGTCGGTGGACGGGTCCACCTTCGATACGTCGAAGAACCTCACCCACAATTTCACGGTGGCCGCCAACGGCACTTCCACGGTGAACATTACCACCAACATCACCGTCGGCGCGGTGGGTTACCTCCGGCTCGCGATCAACAATCCCAACGCGACGATGGCACTGACCAATGTGTCAGTGAAAGCTTCGATCAAACGCTGACTGCGCCCGCCGCTGGCCCTGACCGCGGCGGTTTTTCTCTGACGTATGAGCTGCGAGAACGGCAGTGGCGACACTGAGACGCTCCTGAAGGTGAAGAAACCGAAGGACGTTATCGCCTGGCGTGGATTCGTCACGGCGGCCCTGGCCTTCATCGGGTATGGACAATTCACCACGCCCGGCGCCAGCGCCCAGCTTGAGCGGATCAACAGCTCGCTGGGGGAGCTGAAACAGAGCGTCGCCATTCTCACCGCAACGACCACCTCTCAGGGAGACCGGCAGGACACCTCCCTGCGTGATCACGAAACACGCCTGCGCGACCTTGAACGAAAGAGACCCCTATGAAGAGCTGGAGAACCACCACCGCCGCCGTGATCGGCGCGGGCATCGCCGTGGCCAATGGAGTCCAGGAATGGCTCAGCCAGGGCACCGTCAGCAACTTCCCGGAAATCCTCTCCCTGGTGACGGTGGCCGCCGGCCTCCTTTTCGCCCGAGACAACAAAGTCTCGAGCGAAGACGCCGGAATCCGATAACCCCGCCGGCAGCCCCGGCCTCACACTTGAAAACGGTATGAATCGAATCAAATCCCTGTTTGCCGCCGGTATCGCGGCCCTCGCCCTCCTGGCGTTCCCGATCGCCACCACCAGCGTTGCGGTCTTCTCAACCGGGTGCGCCGCGGTGGCGCCCGGAGCCGATCCCCTGGTCGTCAACGCCGAGCGCGGCACGGCGATCGCCCTGGACACCTTCGACACGTTCCTGCTCCTCGAGTACCAGAACCGCACCGCCCTGGAGAGCCTGTCGCCCGGGATTCACGAGTTCGCGGAGCAGATCCGGACGGATGCGCCGCAATGGATCGCCACCGCCCGCGCCCTAACCAGGGCGTACAAGCTCAACCGGACGCCGGAGAACAAGGCCGCGCTGGCGACGGCCGTCGCCGTCCTCGAGACGGCACTCAAGGAAGCCCAGGCCTACATCGCTGAGGCGGCCGCCTCTCAAATCACCGTCCGCTGACGAAAGCAACACTATGCCCATCCCTCTACTCATCGCGGCCGGGATCTCACTCCTGGAGCAACTCATCCCCTACATCGAGAAGCTGCGCGCCAGCGGCCGGCAGTCCGGTGAGCTCACTCCGGAGCAGGACGCCGAGTTCGATGCGCGGATCAAAGCCGTGACGAGCCAGCGGCACTGGGTGCCTGGCCTGCCGCCGGAAGACAGAACCCTCCCTTTGACTTGAACCGATCATGTCGATCTGTGGCGATCTTCGAGCTACTGGCTTTCGGAGCCTCCTCAGCGTGGACTCCGAGAGCCTTTCGTTTCGCGGCGCGACAGTATCGGCCGTGGTGAACCGGGTCGCCCCGGATGGCCGGGACGACCAGGAAGCCGCCTGGAGTCTCCTCGGTGGTTCCGCGATCGAACTGCTCAAGGCGGACCTGCCCACGCCGGGCACCGCGCCCAAGCTGGGAGAGATCTTCACCGAAACGAACGGCACCAAGCACCGCATCATCCAGGTCCGGGCGACCACGATTACCTGGAAACTGGACTGTGCGCCTGTGGATCCGGAGGACGCATGATCACCATCGCTGGCAACGCCACGACCGAGTTGAAGCTGCTTAACGCGGATCTCCAGGAGTATGTCCGCCTTTCCAAAAAGGATCCCCTGGAGGCGATCCAGAAGCATTCCCAGGAATTCACCTTCCGCCTGTTCAAGGAGCTCCAGCAGTTGAAGCCCGGCAAGGGCACCTTACGGGCGCAGGGACTCGCGCTCCTCGCGACGGGCCGTGGGGTCCAGGTGCGGGGCTCGGTCCGGGCAAAGATCTACGCGAAGTATCAGGCCGCGAGCAGCCTCTCGACGCGAAGGATTGTCCTCTCGAAGGGCAAGCGTGGCGAGCGCTTCGTGCAGCACTCCATCAGCGCGGGCCGGTTCATGGGTCCGGTCAAGAAGGGACTGGTCGTCAACCTGCAAGCCCAGGCGGTCAAGGCGGAATTGACTCTCCGGGAACGGGGCAAAGGGTTTCTGTCGATCTCCGCCCGATTTCCAGCCCATGGCCTGGACTACTCGGACGAGGCGTATTCCAACTCAATCTTTGGCCAGCGGCTGGGCGCGAAATACCTTACACCGGATCCCAGCGGGGCCACCGCGCGGTTTGTCTGGGGTGAGGAAGGCCCGCAGTCGCTCAAGGCCGCCACCGGCCTATCGAAGACCCGAGCCCAGGGCGTGATCCTCGCCACCCTCAAGGCCACCCGGGAGAACCTGCTCGAATACGTCCGCCGCAAGCAAAAGGAGCGGGCGGAAAAGGTAGGCCGGCGATGAGTGACATCACGGATCTCCAGGCGGACATGGTCACCCTCGCGGGCGGCAAGGCGCAACTGCGCGGCGTGGCGATGGTGTCGATCGATGATCTCAACTACTGGCGGACCCTGGCGCGGGCCGTCGCTGATGCCGGCGGTACCGCCGTCGCCTTCGGCAAGCCGTCCGGAGTGCCGGAAGCGCTCAACATCTACGGTGGCCAGTTCACCACCACCCTCCGCGCCTACGTCTATGAGAATCCGGCGATCACGCGCGAACGGTCACTGGCGGCCACCGTGGCCGATGAAGCCGCACGCCTGGCACTGAATGGAGTCGCCGCCGGCGCCCGGGTCCACCAGACGGACACCGGCGCGGACTGGTGGTTGATGACTGCGGGCGAGGAAGACGATGCCGATGAGTGGGCCCCCGTGCTCACGGCCACCGCGATCGTGCAGCTCATCGTCCGCACCTTCCAATTGTGGAAGCCGAACCCGTCGCAAAGCATGGTCTGCCGCGGATTCGACCCCGGCGCCCTCGATGAACTCCACGATTATGTGGCACGATTTGAACTCCTACTTGGCCTGGACCCCACTCCTGTCACCTAACCCCCTGAACGAATATGAGCGTCAACAATGCAACGATCCTGGGCGGCCCGGCCCTGGTCCAATACCGCGGCGCGACCTTCTACTCGAAGGGCAACATCGCCCTGACCAATGCGAAACAGACGTTCCAGATCGACACGGAACGTTTTGGCAAGGTGGATGAACGGGTGAGTGACGAGGAGCTGAGAGTCAGCTTCGAGCCGGCGGGAGAATTCGAGAACCTGTCCGTCCTGTGGCCCTACGCGAGCACTTCGCTTGGCTCCCTGATCAGCCCCCAGAGCCAGGCGGTCACGGGCCTGAACACGGGCACCGAGGTTCTGACGATTGTGGGCCACGGTTTTGCCACCGAAGATGAGGTCTTCGTGCACATGTCCACCGGCGGCACCCTGCCGGCCTCGACGCCCTCGCTCTCTCAGATCACGCCCTATTACGTCCGGCGCATCGATGCCGACACCTTCACACTCCACGACACGGCCGCCCACGCGACCGCCAACACGGATGCCATCAACTTCACTGGCGCGGCCAGTGGCACCCTTTACATCGACAAGGATTTCGCGCTCGTGATCCACACCTTTGCCGGCGTGAAGCTGACGCTCTACAACGCGGCCGTCACCCGGATGCCCGCGCTGAATCTGAGCGCCGTCAAGACCATCATTGGCGCGGTCGAATTCGAAGCCTTCGTCAAGAATGGCACCGCGATCACGGCCGCCGGATCCCGTTGGGCGATCGCCTCAGCCGCCCTGAGTGACACGACCTTTGCCCCAGCCAACGTACTGACCCAGGCCTACACGGCCGCCTGGGGTGTGTCGGCCCCGTGGAGTTCTTTCCAGACCAAGGACGGCTTCGTGGTTGATTTCAATCTGGGCCTCGAGGCGGTGATGACCGACGCCCTGGGCACCCGCACCCGGCGCCTGTCCGCGCTCGACGTCACGGCGCGGGGCACGCCGGCCGGCATCGACGAGAGTCAACTGCTGACGAAGCTGCTCCTGCAAGACACCGGCAGCGGCCGGGGACGCAGTCTCTCGGGTGACAACCTCCTGCTCTCGGGCGCCGGCGCCAACGCTTACGTGCAGCTCTACGGCGCCGCGTTGAAGAACGCGGGCATGAACTTCTCCGCCGGCCAGGAACGCATGGCGGAACTGACATGGGCCGCGACCCGGACGTTCTCGGCCGGCGTTGCCAATCCGCTCTTCTATGTCGGAGCGACCGCCCCAGCGTAAGCGGGAGGAGTCTCCCCGGAGCCGCCGGCGTGAGATCCGCGCGCGCCGCCGGCCGCGCCGGACATCGGGCTGGTGGATCAAACAGGCGGCGGCGGATCCCGAGCCCTCGATCACCAAGTTTCCGCGTCACGACTGACCGTGAATGAAGATCAAATGGGACGACCTCTGGTTATCGGACGAGCTGGCCGCCGATGGTTTTCAAAGCGGTCTCGTGGTGAACGGCCGCCAGGTCATCCAGGAGGCGCAATTCATCCGGGCCGCCACCGCGGGTCTCTTCGCCCGGGGCAACCGCGCCGTCACCTTGAGCTTCACGGTGACCCGCGTCTTCGGGTCTTTCAGCGCGGCCGAGGAGTTCGCGCTCACCCATTACGGTGCACTTTCCGACGGACCCGCGACTTTGACCTGCCGGTGCGGATCCACGGACATCCTTTTCGAAGAGGCCGTCCTGGAGAGCGTCTCCACACCGACCTACAAAGGCTCCTGCGTCCTGATCACCTACAGCTTTCGTGCGCCCGGAACCACCAGCACGACCACCCCGCTCTTTGACGACGTGATCACCGACACCCTCAACATCCCCTCCGGAGTGGACGAATACGAGTTCACTGGCCTCGGCCTGCCCTCCACGCCGGCCTGGGTGGCGGGCTCGGTCATCGGTCCGGACGGCGCCGACGTGCTCTGGGGGATGATCGTGCAGGGAAGTGTCAGTGCAGCCGGCTTCAAGATCCTGCTCAATGGCATCACCCCGAACTCCAACTACAAATTCTCCTTCATGTATGTCCTCTGAAACCAGGGCGCGGCTCGGCTATTTCCTCCTCGGCCTCTGGGTGGTCGGCGTGATCGCGGCCACCACGACGCCGCTCAATCGCGCCTACCTGCAGAGCAACCTCGACGGGTCCGGCAAATCGATCACCAACGTCCACAATCTGAATGTGACGAACAATGCCGCGATCGGCGGCGATCTGACGGTCACGGAGGATACGTTGATCAACGGCACTCTGAGTGTCCCCGGGCTCATCTCCGCCGGGAAACTGACTGTTTTAGGATCCAACACCGTCCAGGGCATCAGCTACCTGAACAATGTCGTCCTCGTCACCGGCAACCAGACCAACACGGGAAACCTCCGGATCGTCGGCATCTTGAGCACCACCGGCAACGGCGGCATTGGCGGCGACCTCATCGTCACCGGCGACGAGCTGGTGAATGGCACCTTGAGCGTTCCCGGACTGATCTCCGCCGGCACAATCCACACGAGCAGCTCCAACACGGTGGAGGGCATGTCCTGGCTGAACGGCGGCGCCACGATCGCGTTTGTAAACCTTGGCCAATTGTCGGACGACCCGGGAACACCGGCCGACGGTTGCCTCTGGTACAACACGACCACCGACAAACTCAAAGCGCGGATCAATGGTGCCACCGTCGAACTCGGCGCCAGCCTGGCGATTTCCGATATCACGTCCCTGACCAACCTCCTCCTGGTCACACCGAAGGACACGGCCTTCACCAATCTGACCGCGGACCTGATCGCGGCCACCACCGGACGTTTCAACACCCTCCGCCAGACCAACGGCGCCGCGCTCAACGCCTACGCCATCGGCGACGCCTCCGGAAACCTTGAATGGAAAACCGCACCACCAGACCTGACCCTGACCAACCTGACCGCCCAGATAGTCAATAGCCCAGCCGGTCGGTTCAATAATCTCCGGATGACCAATGGCGCCTCCGCCGGCGCCATTCCCGTCAGCGATGCCAACGGCAATTTTGCCTGGTCGCAGGATTACAACGTCGGCGGCTCACTCATTGTTGGATCGTCTTCGCAAAAAGGCGCGCTACTCGTCGCAAATAATTCCGCCGGCACGGCCGTTTTCACCAGGACCAACGGCGCCGACCCGTTCCCCTGGTTTCTCCGGAACCACATGTGGAAGGAATTTGGCTGGACCGCCGGCGCCTCCGGTGGCGCGGGTTTTGGGTGTCAGTCCTTTACTCAGGTCGGGCAGACCATCCGCCAGCCCAGCTTTTCCACGTTCGGTTTCGCCGTTGGTGAAATGACAACCAGTACCTCGAGCAACAACGCCGTCGGATTCTACTCAAGCTCCGAACTCGCGGCCGATTCGCAAATCAATTTCGGGTGCATCGTCAACGTGACCAGCCTCGCCAACATCCGCTTTTTTGCCGGCATCACGACCGCCGGCAACGAGCAAGCGATGGTTCAATCGGATGATCCAAGCTCCGCCGGCCACTACTCCGGCGTCAGTTTCATCTCCAACGGCACGCGCACCGACACCAATTGGCAATTGCTGTCCCGTGACGGATCGACGGCGTCGCGCACCGATGGCGGAACGGCCGCGACAACGGGTGTCCACGAGTTCTGGATGATTGGCAACGCCGGCGGGACCTCCTGGGAATTCTACCTGGACGGGGCGCTCCTCGGCACCAAGACCACCAACCCGCCCGGAGCAAATCAAAACTATCAGGCCCAAGTCGTGTTGAGCACGCAAACCTCCGGTGCCAAAACGATGCGGCTTTACATGGTGCGCGGCCGGGCCCGGCCAGTGTTCTGATCTATGGCCGACCAGGTCGAGATCATACTGCGGACCCGGGCCGAGCTCGCCGGCGCTATCGCCGCGCAAAAGGAGCTGGAGAAAACCCGCGGTAAACTGATCGCCCTGGGTGAATCCACCGCCGACGTCGATAAAAAGCTCTCGCGGATAAACGCCACCCTGGCCGCCAATTCTGGAGCTGCCGCCCGCGCGGCCGCGGATGCGAAGCTGGGCGGCTGGGACTCGGCCTCCGGTGGTGCCGGTGCGGAGCAGGCCTTCAAGCGCACAGCCCAGGCCGGCGGGGATCTCAAGAAGATCATCGGGGAGATCGCTCAACAAAGCCCGGTGATGGGCGTCGCGCTGCGCGGTGCCCTGAATCCCGCCACCGCCGGCTTTGCGGCCGCGATCTTCGCCGTCCGCGCCTTCGCGAATGCGATGGACGAGATCAGCAAGAGCTACGAGGTGGCCGGTGAGTTCAAGGGGTTCACGGCCGTGGTGGACGCCCAGGCCAAAGCCCTGCAGGACGCGAGTCTCTCCGCGGCCGAATACGATCGCAGCCTCCAGGGCGTGGTGGATCAGAGCGCGAAGGCGGCCGCCATGACCGAGCGCGGCATCGAGATCGAGAAAGAGGCGGCCCGCCGCAAGGATGAGGAACGGAGCGCTGAACTGGCCCTCGTCAAGGCCCGCATCGATGCCGCGGAGAAGGAAGGTAAAATCAACAGCGCGGAAGCGATCCAACAGCGCGCGGCCGCCGAGCAGGCCTACGCGCGCCAGAAACTCGAATCCGAGGAGGCTGTCTCCCGGGCGATTCTGGAGCGGCTCAAGATCGAGAAGCTTGAACAGGAGTCCCTGGTCAAAACCCTGGAATTGAAGCGGGCTGAGGCCTCCGACCAGCTCGCCAAACTCGAGAACCCCGCCGTCATCGCGGCCCGGCGCCAGGCGGCGGAGGAGAACCTGGAAGCGGCCGACGCGGAACTCAAAAGAGCCCGTGAGTTGCAGGAGAATCGAGGGTTTTGGACCAGCCTGGTCACCGGTGGTGCCGACGATCGGCGAGTCACCAGCGCCCGCGCCTCCCGCGACCAGCAGTTTGCCACACTCCAGGCCGTCGCCTCCAACCAGTTCGATCGCCTGAACGAGTACAACGCCGCCCGGGAGAATCTCACGCAACAGGAGGGATTGCTCCGCGGCGCTCGCGGCCGGGCCGCCAGCCTCGGTGACAGGATTCAATCGCTGTCCGATTCCACCGAACCGGATCTCGCCTCGCGCCGTCGCATCCTGGGCCTGAACGAACAGGCGGCCGCGCTGCAGACCAGCGCCGGCCTGCAGCCGGCGGTCCAATCGGCCTATGCCGGCGCCCAGGACCTGGCCGGGCAGGGATTGTCCACCGTGGAAGCGACCGCGCGCAGCGCCGCGTCCGCCGGCATCGGCCGTAATGCAGAAGCTGTGATGAACCTGGTCGAGCGCATGACGGGGATCTTCAATGAGCAGGACGCCCAGAACCAGCAGCTCTACCAACTGGTCGCGCGCCGCCTCCAGGATCTTGAGCGCCGCGTCTCGACCAACCGCACGCTGGAAAACTGATGGACCCGAACTTCTGGTCTCTCGAGTACATCCCCGAGGGTATTCCCAAAACCTTCGCTGAGTGGGGCATCAACAACGCCGTCCGCCAACTCGTCAGCCTGGCGCCGGACAGGTTCACCTTTACCATCCATGGGGAGTTTGACGGAGCACTGCCCTTCGACTTGGACGAGGAATGCCTGATCCGCCGAAACGGTACCGGCTACTTCCGCGGCCGTGTGGTGAAGGCGACCCGGGTCGCCGTGGCCAACGGCGAGGCCTTCCAATACGAGCTGGCGGGCCCGTGGTGGTATCTCGACAACCTGCCGTATCAGCAGGAATGGAACATCGCCACCGATCCCGAGGATCCCGGGTCGGACCTGGAAGTGGGCTCGCGCTCGCGGGTCATCATGTTCCACTCCCTCACCGGCGAGCGCCAGGACATCGATGAATTCGTCACGGGCGTCGTCCAGTATTGCATCACCGAGGGCGGCGCGCTCGCCATCGGTGAAATCGATCTGGGCTCGATCCAACCACCGTTTTCCGAGGTCCGGGACCAGACCTGCGCGGAGCTGATCCGGAGCGCGCTCAAATGGACGCCAGATGCCGTCTCCTGGTTCGACTACGGCGCCAGCACGCCTGAGCTGCACATCGGCCGACGCGGGGATCTCGAGGACGTCGAACTATCGGCCGTGGGCGCCCCCGTGACTGCGGTCCAGTTGACGTCCCGGTCTGATCTCCAACTCAACGGGGTCCTGATCCTGTACGAGGCGGTCAACTCATTGAACGAGCTGAGCTGGCGCACGGTCGAGGAGGACAGCGCCGGCGTCATCGGATTCAAGAGCGCGGTCTTCACAATCGAGTTGGGAGGATCCTCCCGGACCGTCCAATCACAAAAGGTGATGATCAGCCAGATCGACGTCACCAACATCGCCTTCTGGAAAAGCCTCGCGCCCTGGTTGCACCAGGCGACCAGCGTGACCATCGGCGACGTGCGGATCAACGGCACACTGGTCTCCGGGCAATCCGCGGATTCCACCGATGCCAGCTCCGGCTATTCCGGCATGGGCCTGGCCGACTTCAGTGGGTCCGCCCTCAGCTCCTCCTTCAGCAACGACGTCAATCAAAAGGTTCTCGCTGCCGGACAGGTACCCTATTGGCTCGAGGATCACTTCAGGGACGCGACCCTCACGGCGAAGATCAGCTACACCATCACGAACGCCGACACCGGCGCGGTCGAGGTGAAGGAGAAGATCCCCTTCAGTCACAAGGTCAAGGTGACGGATCTCAACTCCTCGCCCAGCGCGCAGACCTTCGAGCAGTTGACAAGCTTCACGCCGGCGGAGGACGTCCCCGAGGGTGTGGCGGCCGCCTACCTCGCCGCCTGCAACGTGCTCCACTACGAAGGCGATCTAACCCTGGTCGAAGAGGAGGTCACGGAGGCGATCGGCGTCGGTGAGGTTCTCAATCTGGCCGACGGCCCGGAGGAGTGGGAGGAGATGAATGCGCTGGTCCAGACCGTCACGGAACGACTGGACACCGGTCAGACCACAATCCGCGTCGGCCCGCCGGCGCATCTGAGTGTCGGGGACTTCGTCGAACTGCAGCGCACCCAACGCGGTCGTGTGGCCAGCTATCGGCTCGCTGAACGGGTCACCGGGCAATTCAAGGGCACGGGCGCCCAGGTCACGGGCGCGCTCCAGACACCACAAGCCAATGCCGCGCCCTCACACCTGCCTGGGAAGCAGATCACCGTCAGCAAAAAGGCGGGAGACGTCACAGCGCAGGTTGAATCAAAGACCGACACCAGCGGCCTGGCGGAGCACAAGGTCATCAAAGCCGATGCCTCCAGCTCCCTGGCCACCAAGGCGCACGCCGAAGTGGGCGACTCCAACGTCGTCCAGACCTTCCAGTACACCAACGCAGCCGGCACCACCATTAGGAAGGTGAAGATCGATCTCTCGGACATCTCCTCCGCCGCGATGACGTTTTTCAGCAACAACGTCGAACTGAAGATCCGCGAGGTGGACGTTTGCATGACGGATCCGGAGGACGAGGAGGAGACGATCCCCGGAAAGATGCTGGTGCTCTGTTCGCTGCCCTATCCCGCCTCCTGACGTGGTCTATCTCAAGAATCCAGACGGCAACGACACCTGTTGCGATTGCGCCGGCCGGCCGGCGCCCTGCGATTCCTGCTGTGAGGAAGCCATCGTCGTGATGAGCACCAACCCCAGCCCGCTCCCGGAGGGATCGTTCGCTGTCACTCCGTCCGGGATCACGTTCTCCGCCATCGGAAACCATTCGCTCAACTACACAGGGGAGATCTGCGTCAATTGCCCGGGTGGGTTGATCTACGAGTTGTCCGGGAGCGTCGGCATCGGAGTGATGAATTCGCACAAGTATCCGGGGGATGCCTCCGGGCCCGGGACCATGACCATCACCCTCGACTGCGATGCCTTCGGCCTCTCCGTGACGGGAACGGGAGTGAACTCCAGCACCACACCCGGGCATCCCTTGACGACGGACTTCAGCGATTCCGATACCGTGGAAATCTTCGTCCCCTTCTGCGACGACGAGATCCTGGAGATCGATTACGCCGCCGTTGGCACGGACAATTTTGACGACACGCTCGCGCCCGACACCTTCTACTCCGGCGCCGGCGGCGGCTCCGTAACTTTCACCCTGGTGGGTCCTCCCCCATGAGATCAGATCCCGTCCAAGGCTGCTGGTCGATTGAGACCCTGCGCCAGGTCGCGCGGCATCGGAGACCCGGCTATATCGAGGCCTGCCTCAAGGCGGGACGGGTCGAGAACGGGCTCGTCTGCCTGACCCAACTGCAGTGTGCACGGATCCGACGTCAGTTCGTGGACGTCCAGGCCCTGCTCGTCAGGGGTGCCCAACAACCCACCTGGCCGCAGGCGATCGCCAATGCCACGCGGGAGGGCCTCACCTGGCTCCGCGCGGGCCTGCCGGTGAGCGCGGCCGGGGAGCTCCAGCACCGCGAAGCGATCTGTCTCGCCTGCCGGCACTGGAATCCCAAGGCCTGGCTCGGCACCGGCGGCTGCCGGCGCTGCAAGTGTTCCCGGGCAAAGCTGTTTCTCGCGACAACCCGTTGTCCCCTCAACAAGTGGAGGCGCCATGCCGGCTGATCGCGACTACGAGGTCCGCGTCATCGTCGAGATCCACCGCCGGCACCGGACCGGCCGGCTCCGGCTGCGCTCCACCCGGACTGCCATCGCCACCGCACCGACTCCCTTTGCCGTCGGCCTGGCTGCGGAGGAAGCGCTGCAGCTCTCCCTCGCCGGGCACAAGGTCCAGGACGAGGTCCGCCTCGAGGCGCACCGACTCCGCAACCTCGAAAACGCGCGGAAAATCCTCCTCCTGCCCACCGGAACCCACTCATGAAAACAAACCAACTGCTCCTGCCGCTCCTGATGCTATCGCTCGGCCTGATCGTGTTTGCCACCGATAAACCAACTCTCAAGCCCCGATTTCAGATGGCTCTCGTCGCCTGCCGCACGGGCGCGGACGTGAAGCACGAGACCATCGCTTTTGAGCCGGCGGGCAAGGGACTGGATTTCATCACACCGATCCGGCGTGAGACGTTCTGGGTGGACGGCAAGCAGCCGTTCAAACTCTGGGTTTTCGACGTCGAGCTCGGCCCCGTCTATATCATCGAGGAATCGACTGACGGCGGTAAGACCTTCACTCAATACGGCTTCCCGAACGAGAGCCTGGAACGCATCGGGAGCGCGGCGGACTTCCCGTGGATACGGGTCGAGGACACCACGGGAACCAACCTCTACCGCCTCACCCTTAAGGACGCACCGTGAAGGCCGCTTGGATCCTTCTCGTCTGCGCGGCTGCCGGCTGCCGGTCGCCCGATCCGGTCTCGTCCAGCACATCACCCATGCCGCCCCACCAACCGGAGATGATGCCTTTAACGGAAAGACTAATACCGCCGTTGGCAGTGATCCTCCTGCCGCCGACCCCGGCAGCGATCGCTGCCAGGGCCGAGGAACCGCCAGCGGCTGGCCCCGGGGAATTCTACCCGCCGCGTCTCAAGTCCAGCCGGACGGTCACGACTCTGTCGCAGGAGGAGAACACCGCCGAGCTGATCTACCCAGCGCGCCTCGAGGAGTGGGAGCTTGGTGACGGCCGCGCCTGGCGCAACCTGGAATTCACGGGCCTCACCAACGGCACGCGCGTGCTCATGGAGTCCTCGATCGATGGCGAGATCTGGCTACCTGCGGGCGCGACGCTGGAGCTGCAGAACGTCCAGCCGGAGAAGTCGCTGACCATACAGGCCAAACCGGGAGAGGTGCGGTGGCGCCTGCGAATCCTGGGAAACCCGACCGGCGCCCGGTAGGAGGTGGCAGTGCGGGACTGCGCGGAAGCAGGGGCACCGGCCGGGTTCAATCTCCGCCCGATCCTCACAAAATGCCCCGCCGTCGTCCATCCCACGAACGGGGTAGTCCACTCTTGACTTCAAAATTCATTCCCTTGTTCTATGCCAATGAAAACAAAACCCCTGTTCCTCACCCTGGTTCTCTTTGTCACCCTCACGGCACGGGCCGCCATCGGCACTCCGGAGATCTACTCCTACACGCTCGACGCAACGACTCAAATGGACGCCGGCGAATACATTCTCTCGCCGCCGAATCGAAACACTGACAACCAGTTTGGCCTCCTCAAATGGATCCGGCAGGAATGGTGGCACATTTCCAACAGCGTGCCCCCGTGGAAAACGATCGACGAAAAGCGATACAATCCGAACCTTTTCCACAACTACCCCAACGAGAGCAAGATCCTTGATACCCGGTCAACCGACACTTTCACTTCGCCGTTTCTGATCGCCGACGTTTTAAAAATCGAGATCCTCGACCCGCCGGCTCCTCCTCCGGTTTACTGGACGAACACGCTATACGCCCCTCCGGTCTATAAGCAGCTTAAAAACGGACTGTGGGGAACAACGTATGGCATTTACGTCAAGGCCGCTCCTTACGGCGAGCCGGGCTACAAGCCATTCGCAGCGATCCGGACCCAGATAGGGAACGGCAAGACTCAGATGGTGTTAACCTACGCGAACCCGGCCAAAGCTCACCGGGTCAAGCTCACGCTCCAGGCAAAGGACATTAACGACGTGAACATTCCGTCGAACACTTTTCAGATCCGGGATCAAAAGCTCCTGCTCGGCGGCTTCTTCAACGTCACCATGCCGGCTGGTAAATCCGTCCTGGATTTTACTCCCGTCTGGGACCGGAACATCGACCCGGCGAATACCTGGTTTTGGTATGCGCTGACGGTCGTCTCCGTCACGGAGCTTTGACCGGAAGAAAGTTTGACACTTGCTCGCCGGCTCCTAATCCAACCAGGACGCCAATCACGTTGGCGAGTTCGGTTGAGCGAGCCCTCTCGCCGAACTGGTCAACGATTCTCTGGACAACCCTCCCTTGAACGGCCGCGCGATTCTCTGGCGCGGCCGCTTCTATTTCCGCCCGATAGCCTGGCGCTTGCGCGGTGAGTGTCGCGGCCGCGCCGGCGTCGCCCTCGAACAAGTCGAGCGCGGATCGATAGTCACTCCGCATTGACAGGCGCAAAGCCTGGTAACGCTCTTCTCCGATCGCCGGCCGAACCTTTTGCCATTCGTCCTCGACGGCGGCCACGATCGCCGGATCTGAGTCGAGCTCGTCGACTGCCATTCCGGAAGCGAACGCGTCGACGCGGATCTGTTGAACACGGGAAATCAACGCATACTCGTCGACCGTCGGTGTGAACTTGGCGACGACTTCGTCTGTCGCGTCCTGGAGTGTCTCGGGCATCGTAGCGCGGAGTTCGGCAACGGTGGCGGGTTTCGCTGCGGATCCGGTTCGCGCGGCGATCGCGGGCTTGTCCATTTTTGCGGGCTCACTCGAGGTGGAAGAAATGGACATGGCCGGCGGAGAGGGCCGGAGGAGGATTAGCGCGACGGCGACGGCGAGGGTGAGGATTGCAACTGTCGTCTTCATTGGTGGGCTCTCTTGGGTTGGTAGTTTCGTGGCAAAGTCAGGGGCGGTCAAGTGCGGGTCTGGACCGGATCGGCCGGCCATGGCAGTGGCCGCTTGCAAACTGCGCAATGCGACCAACAACTGGCTGGCCACAGCCTCTCATTGTTTCTCCAGCGCGCATACGCCAGGCCGCAGCAGACCACCCGCTGCCTGATCCGCGGCGCCCTGGGGTCATAACGTGGAGATCTCACCGGCGTGGATCCGTGGCACTGGTGCCCTCCTCCAAGGCGGACAGGAGCCGGGTGTTGTGGAAGGCAACGGATCTCTGAATCGAAGCGACGGCTTTGCCGGAGGCACGGGCAACCGCCGGCAGGAAGAGGCTGCCAAGGATGCCGATGAGGGCGATCGCGCAGAGCAGCTCGGTTAGTGAGAAACCAGCCGCCAAGGTGCGCGGCGGTGGTATATGGGGTGGACTATACTCACTTCCGTGGAATTTTTGAGGCCACCCAACCTCTTGGCTTAG